AACTTACTAAGTTAAATAAAGATTTAATTAATGGTTTATCAATAATCCCCTATCGTTTATATGAGAATGATAGGGGAATATTTAAAATTGAAGTTGTTCTTGCGAAAGGAAAGAAACTTTATGATAAGAGAGAATCAATTAAAAAGAGAGATACTGAGAGAGAAATAAAAAAAATAATTTAAATGCTTGTTTTATAAAAAAAAATTATTTACCTTTGTATCATAATATTTATTAGTATGAAAAATTATTAGATTAAAAGACTTGTGGTCGTAACCAGAAAAGACTTAAAACCTGGATATCAAATTGCACAATCAGGACATGCAATTTCACAGTTCATTTTAGAACACTCTGAATTATCAAAACGATGGAATAACGGTTACCTAATTTCATTATCCATTGATTCAGAAGAAAAATTACAAAAATTACTTTTTAAATTACAAGACTCGGGTATTCCCGTATCTTATTTTGTTGAACCCGATATTGGGAATCAACTAACGTCTATTTGCTTTCTTGAAACTGAAGAAACAATTAGACTAACATCATCATTACCTTTATCTCTGAAGGAATATAAATAAACAATCTAAATTTTAAAATTATGAAGTAGATTAAAAACAAATGTGAAATTGTCTTTCACTTTAACAAGAAACACTTGGAGAATCCGACTATTCCAATGTGGGTTGTGAAATGTCGGGGCGACACTTATTATGTTCATCACGTTGATGTCTCACCGGGTGTGGGATTCTCAACCAAAGAAACTCCCAATAACCCTCATACCAAGGGGAGTATAAAATTCAAAGCAAATTTGGAGATTGAGGAAAATAATAACATAATAACAGCAAAAATTTTTTAAAAATGAAAAAAACAACACACAACCCAACAATGATGATTAAATCATCTTTCTCGAACAAGATTCATAATCTTTTAGGTATCAAACATAAAAAATATTCAAAAGAATGGTATGAAGATATGAAACAAAGAAGAGAATTGACCCATGAAGAAAAGTCTAAACTTTTTGATGAAATTATGAGGATGTATAATGAAACATCTGAAGAATTAATGAATTATCGTAAGGATAGAAGATTAAAGAAATGGGTCAACAAAAAACGTGTAGAAAGAGGATATGTACCAAAGAAAAAAATAAAAAAAGAAGATTATGAAAAAAATCTTCAAAATGATTTGGTGATATCGTAAACGATTCTTATTTTTGTATTGTGATTGGGTGATACCAATCACAAATGGCTCTGTGGTGTAGCGGTAACATTACGGTCTCTAAAACTGATAGTCACGGGTTCGAACCCCGTCAGAGCCACAAAATCCATATATAAGGTAGAATGGAGATTCTATTAAATCAGTAGATGACCGTTATGTTTGGTGAGTAGTCGATTATTTTTTAGTCGACTATTTTTTTTATTATGAAAATATTTTAAAAAAAATTTGGAATATTAAAAATACTATCTTACCTTTGTTGTTCAACAAAATAAATTTACAAAAATGACAACAGCAATTTCAACAATTTTAAGTTATTCGTGGATGTTAATTCCACTAATCGTAATCATTGGTTACAAATGGACATTAAGGGTCTTATGTGGTATGGTAATCATTCCCGAAGACAAGATTGGTTTAGTAACCAAAAAATTCGTATTATTTGGTACGAACAAATCACTTCCTGATGGTAAAATCATCGCATTAAATGGTGAACCTGGATATCAGGCTGACACATTAGCTCCCGGTTTATATTGGGGATATTGGGTTTGGCAATATTCAGTTGAACAATCGGCACTTACAGTTATTCCTAAAGGTAAAATTGGTTTAGTTACCGCGAAAGACGGAGCACAATTACCTGTAGGTTCAATCTTAGCTCGACATGCTGACTGTGACAATTATCAAGACGCAAGAGCGTTCCTTACAAAAGGTGGACAACGTGGTAAACAAGTTGGTTATCTAAACAATGGTGTTTACCGTATTAATCCTTACTTATTTGAATTATTCGCGGCAGACATTACAAATATTGAAGATGGTATGGTTGGTGTTATTACCGCATTAGATGGTACACCTTTAGACCAAAATAGTATTGCAGGTAAAGTAGTTGATAACCACAACAACTTCCAAGACTTTGATAAATTTTTGGAAAATGGTGGACAACGTGGTCTCCAAATTCAAGTAGTTCAAGCGGGTAACTATTCATTGAACCCATGGGCGGTTGAAGTTGAAAAAGTTGAGATGACAAAAATTCCAATTGGATATGTTGGTGTCATTATATCATATGTTGGTGGAGAAGGTAAAGATGTAACAGGTGAAGGATTTAAACACGGTAACATCGTTAATAAAGGTGAGAAAGGTGTTTGTATATCACCACTTGACCCGGGTAAATATGCAATCAATCCTTACACTACTAAAATTGAAGTTGTTCCAACTACAAACTTAGTATTGAATTGGGCTAACGCAAGAACTGAATCACATAATCTTGATAAAGGATTAAGTACAATCACAGTTCGTTCTAAAGATGGTTTCCCATTCAATTTGGATGTATCTCAAATCATTCATATACCAGCACCTGAAGCACCAAAAGTAATTGCTCGTTTCGGTTCAATGCAAAACTTGGTATCTCAAGTATTAGAACCAACAATTGGTAACTACTTCCGTAACTCGGCTCAAGGTTCTGATGTTATTTCATTCTTATCTACTCGTCAAGAAAGACAAAATTCAGCTAAATTGGCGATTAGTAAAGTATTGGATGAATATAATGTTCACGCAGTTGATACGTTAATTGGTGATATTACCCCACCAGAATCGTTGATGAAAACATTAACTGACCGTAAAATTGCTGAAGAAGAAAAAGTAACATACGACACACAACGTCAGGCTCAAGACCAACGTAAAACATTGGAATCAGCAAAGGCTTTGGCTGATATGCAAGGTAAGATGGTTGCCGCTCAACAATCGGTAGAGATTTCCGAAAGAGAAGCACAGGCATTGGTAAAGAAAAATGAAGGTGAGGCTAAATCGATTGAATTGAAAGCGGGAGCAAACTCAAAGGCTAAGATTCTAAACGCAGAAGCTGAGGCTAAACAAATTGAATTAACAGGTAACGCTGAAGCAACAAAAATTGAGGCGATTGGTAAAGCAACCGCTGAGGCGTATGAAAAACAAGTAACCGCGATGGGTGCTGATAATTTCGCTAAGTTCAAGATTACCGAAATGATTGGACAAAACGGTATCAAAATTATTCCTGAAATTCTTATCTCAGGTAATGAAGGTGGTAACGGTCCAATATCGGGATTACTTGGAATGGAATTATTAAGTATGGTTCGTGAAAAAAATAATTCAAAAGAAATTCTAAACGAAACAATCAAGGACGCATTACCTAAAGTGTAATAGATATAGGGTTTTGGAGAGTTACGAGGTAACCAAAAAATTACTTCGTAACACTCTCTCCAAAAATATTTTTAAAAAAAGTTTTAAAAATACTTGTTTTTTAAAAAAAGTTTCGTATATTTGTATTCACAACAACTAATTAAAACATTTTTACTACAATGATGACAACAAGAAATATCATAGCTTTACAAAAAAGCTTAGTATGTCCACCAAACGATGGAATGGACAACAGAATCGCAGTAGCGACCGTACAATCTCATTTAATGCAATGGGGGTACATGTTAGACGAAGACGCTTTCTTCGCATTATCCAAATCAGATTTATCATTCATTCAAAAGTTTAATGACGAAGTTATTACTCATTTGAAAAATGTAATGGGAGGTAAACGTAATTACCAACCTTTATATAAAAACTTCCCGCAAGAAGTTATGGTTATGTCTGACTTTGAATTGTACATGAATGCAATCATTCACTATTGGAGTAACGGTCAATGGGAACCATCAAACCACACTTACGAAAAAGAAATCAAGTTTGAGAAAATCAAATACAACTTGATTAAGTATGGTACTTCGGAAAGGTTCTCTCAAATCTTTACAGATTTAGTTTCACTTAATACATCATTAACACCTCAAGACCTTGAGATTGTTAAATGGTTTGTTACTAATGGTGAGACTTTAGTATTCCCTAATACAATTCCTTTCAAGGAAAACTTATGTACATTAGCGGCAATGGGAATCGAAGGATTACCAGTAAAAACACCAACCGATGTGTTAAGAATTGCGGTTCACCTTTCTGGTGGTGATATTAGTTTACCTAAAGTTCCTGAAAAGGAAATTAGATTAAACAGATGGTCATCTGTAAAAGGTACAAACCCTGCAAGAGATAAGTTTAAATTCAAGAAGTTTTCTCGTAAAGAAAGAAAATACATCTTGGGTTTACTTGAGAACACAAATTGTGACCCAAAAGAAATGGTTTTAAGAGACCAAAGATGGGTTCGTTTAGGTGAAATTTTACATCCAGGTGAATATAAAAAACAATTCCCAAAATCTTTTGATTCATTTAATAAGATTAGAAATGAGAAAGTAAAATCTTGGTTCGCACTTGTTAATGAAGGATTTGAAAAAGGATTGGAGAATGGTTTGAGAGTATTATCTCAAAGACCGGGTGAATTTGCAAGAAGAATCGATTGGTTGGTTCGTACATATCCAAAAGATATTGAATTAACTATGAAGTACTTCGGTGAAGCAGTAAAAGGTACATCAAACAAAGTATTGTTTGAAGTTTATACTCACTTTGAGAATCGTATTGAAGCTCAAACAAGTAGGTCAATCATGGTTAAAGGTACAAGAAAACGTACTGAGTTACCATTATTACCAGCAATTCCTAAAGATATTGTGGAAACCATCCACTCTAAATTATTTGAAACACTTAGAGATAAGTTTTCAGTAATGGATTCATTAGGTAACTGTTGGATTGATGAGGAGTTGAAAAAGATTCCTTTACCTACCAATATGAGAAGTATGAACTTTTCAACCAAACCAATAATCAGAGGTCAAAGAGTTCCTTTGGATAACCCTGAAGCTAAAGTTATTAGACCTTTTGTTCATTGGATGGATAAACGTGGTTCTGAAGATTTAGATTTAAGTGTTACGTTTGTTGGTGAAAAAGTATCGGATGTTCTTTCTTTCAGTAACTTGAGAGTAGGTAAATCAGTTCACTCAGGTGACGTGAGACACAGACAAGGTCCGTGTGCTGAGTACATCGACATTGATATCCAAGATGCGTTGAGTAGTGGATACAAATATGCTGTCATTGATGTAAGAAACTTCAATGGTGGAACATTGAGTTCAATTGAGACATCTTTTGGAATCATGGAAAGAGAACACCCTAAATCAAATAAAACGTGGTTACCTGAGACAATTTCAAATTGTCAATCGTTAGGGTCTGAGTCTTCAAACACTTTGATTGCAATTATTGACTTTGAAACTAAAGAGTATATCATGTTGGATATTGACTCGGATGGTTTTGTAACCGCAAGAAGTGATTACAAAAATACTCTTAAAGTAATTCAACAATACGCTGAATTACCAAAAGTAAGTGTGTATGACCTTATCCTTTTACATGTGGAAGGTAGAGGTAAACAAGTTACTCTTGATGAGAATGTGGATACACATTTCAAGTATGAAGACTTCTGTTTCTCATACGAAACAACGGGAAAATTAATGGGTGTGTAATATCATCCATTAATTTTAAAAAATAATTTTGAAATTACAAATATATTTACCTATCTTTGTAATGTTCTTTGAAAATATAATGTGGCTATGTGAGTCTCCGAGAGGATAACCATTACCTACTACAATAAACCACGGAGTGGTTCTGTTTTAGGTCTTAGAGTTGGTGAAAGTATTGGTGCAAATGTCTTACTTCTAACAAACAACTATCAGATACAACGTTAGACACACAATTCTCCACATAAACTTATTGACGGCTATGTACCGGGTTACTTCTACAAAACAATGGATGTTATCATACTCATACTCTTTCCGTCTAAAAATATTAAGTGGCTATCTATTAACTTACTTCTAACTTTAAATTCAGATTAAAAATTAGTTGTAGTCTTCCCACTTTAAAAAAATTTATGGCTATATGTTTGGTTACTTCTATCTTCACTTTTAATGAACCAATTACCAACATAATTCCCATTTACTTTAGTTCTTTGATAAAAAAATATTTGATGGCCACAATTTGTCTTACTTCTAAATTGGTTATTATAGGTTCGAATCCTATAAAATCCTCAAAAGGGATTTTATTATAGATAATTAATTTCCATCAAAAAATCTTTTACTGGCTATGAGTTGTATGTTTCATGGTATATTGAAACATATGAGAGTTACTTCTAAAAACAAAAATAAAGCAAAAAACTCACTCGTTCAATTTCCAGTATTTTAACCCGAGGGGGTAGCTCAGTTGGTAGAGCAGGAGTCTGTAATCACTCAATAAATTTCTGAGTATTCGGCTACTGTATGGGTTACTTCTACTTGAAAAACTCCGTGTCGCGTGGTTCGAATCCCGCCCCTCTCGCAAATTGTTTCTCGTGAAACAACTATAAATAAATAAATAACAACAATTTAAAACAACAATTATGGCAACAAAAGTAAAAACAACAGACGAAAAAGTAAGGGAACTATTTGATTTAGTCCAAGAAAAAAAATTAGCAATTGAAAAAGCAGAGAGACCTTGTTGGAAAACAAGTGGTAACTTTGGATATTCAGCAAATTCTGCACACGACAGAACAACTATCGCTACGGTGACTGATGTTCGTAAGATTGTAGAAATGTATGCTTTTATTATGGACAGAAAAGATAAGTCCGAATCGGCATCTAAAGATTTAGGTGTTGAATATAACTTTACTTGGTTAGGATTTTCGATTGACGAGTGGAAAGAAGATTTCCAAACTCGAGTAAATCAAATCTCAGTTCAAGAAAAACGTAAAGAACTTGCTGAATTAGAATCTCGTTTGAACGCAATTATCTCACCAGAGTTAAAAGCACAAATGGAACTTGAAGCAATCGCCAAACTTTTGGATAAAAACTAAAAGTTTATTTTCTTAGTTTAGTAAAACTAAGTGGTGGAATCAGGCCTCTAAACCGGTCAGCCCTGAAGGGGGTTGGTGAAAAATCAACTCCCTTCTTTTTTTAAAAAAAATTATATATATTTAATATTATGAGAATAGTTTTAATATCAGATACACATTCATTACATGAACAAATGTTGCACAGGTTACCTAAAGGTGATGTTTTAATTCATGCTGGTGATTGTACAAATGTAGGTAGAGAAAGAGAGGTTGGTGATTTTATCAATTGGTATCAAAATTTAGAATTTGATACAAAGATTTTTATTGCTGGGAACCATGATATATCTTTTGAGGGTAAACCAAATTGGTTGAACACATATCTTTATGAAGAAAATTTACAACAATCTAATGTTACTTATTTAAGGGATAATTTTTTAACAATTGATTCTCCCGAATTTTCAAGACCAATTAAAATTTATGGTAGTCCATGGCAACCAGAATTCTACAATTGGGCATTTAATTTACCAAGAGACGGTGAGGAACTTAAAAAGAAATGGGAACAAATTCCTGATGATACTGATATACTTATCACTCACGGACCTGCATTTGGTATGTTGGATTATGTGATGGATAAATATGGTCAAAGAAATGTTGGGTGTGAATTATTAAAAGAACGCATTGATGTTTTAAAACCATTAATGCACGTTTTTGGACATATTCATTATTCATATGGAACAGAAAAAATTAACGATACGTTATTTGTAAACGCATCAATATGTACAGAACAATATAATCCCATTAATGAACCAATTGTGGTTGATTTAACGGAGGTTGATGGTGAATTTGTACTGACAGTAGTTAAAGAATAAAATAGTTGTTTAAATCAAAAATAAACACTATTTTTGTATCGTTCTTTAAAATATGGGGGTGAATGGAATAGATTGGCGTTTATGGGGTAAATGGGCACGTAGTCGGATGTCATCTACGACTTTAATCAACGGTGGTAAAACTCAAACGGCAACGTTTACAACAACATGGAGGTAGCAGGTTTACTTGCAACTTCTAAAGTAGCAGCCTAATAACTGTCACTTAACGGGTCGATGGACATATAACCTTGGAACAGAAGTCCCTACGGTGTGGTACCTATCAAAAAAGGTACAAATGGTTTCGTTCAGGGTGCTACCATAATTGAAGTGAACCCGACACAGTTTCTGATAACGATGTCAAAATAGGAATCAGATATTTGTCAGTTGTGAATAATTGAATAAACGTGTAGTCCATCTATGTTATGGCGAACAAGACGAGGGTTCGAATCCCTCCACCTCCACCGTAGACTTTTTGTACTTTCTGATATATTTATTTATAAAGGAAAGTACAAATGAGTCGAAAAGAAAAAAAATACCATTTTATTTACAAAACAATCGATATTAGAAATGATAATTTCTATATTGGTATGCACTCAACAGATAATTTAGATGATGGTTATGTCGGTAGCGGGACAAGATTAAAACATCTATTATATAAACATGGAAAAGAAATTTTTAATATGGAAATATTAGAATTTCTTCCCAATAGAAAATTACTAAAAGAACGTGAAATTGAAATTGTAAATTCGGATTTATTATTGGAAGAAAAATGTATGAATCTAAAACCTGGTGGTTATGGAGGATTTAATAATGAAACACACCAATTTAAATGTTCCCAGGCTGCAGGTTTAAAACATTCCGAAAGAATGAAAAATGATGAAACATATCGTTTAAATCACTCGAAAAAAATATCTGAAGCGAACAAAAGGAGAATTGATAGGGGTGAAACTTCTTTTTATTGTGATTGGACAGGTAAAAAACACAAGGAAGAAACTATTCAAAAAATGAAAGAAAGTAAGAGAGGTCATGGTATTGGAAAACAAAATTCACAATATGGGTTAAAATGGATTACAGACGGTAACGACAATCAAAAAATAAAAAAAGACGAACCATTACCTGAAAACTGGAAATATGGTCGAGTTAATAAGCAAAAATAAACCCCTTTAAAGGGGTTTTTTTATTTAAAGGACACATTGTCCTTAATAATGTCCTTGAAAGGTATATAACGAACAAAGAGGTCAACTAAGACCCCTTTGCCGAGATGTTGGATACCTCCTTTCATTTTTTAGCCTGATTATCGTTTACCGGTGACCAAACCAATAAACTCTACATATAAATATCACGAAAAAGTAATTAAGAGTATAAACGAGCAATTAATTTTAACACTCCCAGTGATGCAATACCACCAAATAAATCTGTACCTCCCGAATCTTTTTGAGGTGTACCTTCATCCCCTTGCATGTAATTACTTGCAACATAATCACTTGTTTTTGGGTCATCGGCAACTTTTTTTCTAAATTCTGGGTCAGATGACATTTTTTCTTCAAATGTTGTTAGTGAAGGAATATTAAAATAATTTAACAAATTATTGGCTGCAATAAATTTTCTAAATGCGTTTTTTCTATCTTGTCTGGCCATTACGTTTAACCACCATGATTGAATTCCTTTTTCAGGTAAAACACCTTTTTTTGCAAAATATTTTGATAATCTTTGTCCTTGGAAATAATCTTTTAATCCGGTTCTGAACGCTCCACCCGCAATAACTTCTTTACCACCAGCTTTCAATCCACTAATTGCACTATTTTTTGTTATTTCGTTTAATCCATTCTTTAAACCTGTAGCCCAACTCGAGTTTATTTTACCAATACCCTCAACCGTTTTTTCAACCGCTGGTGTATTAACGTATTTTGATAAACTTTTAAATTTAGCCGCTACTTGTGGATTTTTTGCCACATATTCGGCCAATTTAGTACCACCTTCTCTCATTGCAATTACCCCTTCTCTACTACCTTTAAAAAGTTTAATGATTGGTTTGGCGATGAAATCCCCAACAGTTGGGATTAACGCAATTAACATTAAAGCGGCGTATAATTTTTCACCTTTCATAAGGTATCTTATAATTAATATGATATCGGCAATCTCACCAATAATAGGGATAAATCCCGCAATCATTAATGCACTTTCAATCTTATCTTCAGTTAACTGTTGTCTATTTTCTAATAAATCTTTTTTCTTAATTTCCATTTTAGTGTATCATTTTACAGAATTTATTTGATATCTTTTCAGATATATCCGATTGTTGTATTAATTCACCAAAAATATTTCCACC